GAGGAAAGGAGGTCAGAAGACTGACCTAAAGGTTAAGAGAAGGAACCTAATTAAAACCAGGGTCCTAACTCACACCACCGTCCGAGAGGTACAGTTGTATACTGTACCACTCTTTTCGTCGAGGATTTAAGGGATACGAAGTTCTTATCTGCCTTCACCTTACGGGGAAGACCGAACAGACTTGGTCCCAAACCCTTGCGTCGTGATGCTGAACGGAGACGATCTAGAACTAGACCGTAGCCGTCGAAGTAGCGAGTTTTCGCTACTTCGCTCAGGATCCTAATCTTCCAACCGTACATGCGCTTGAAGCTCGTTGTCTTGAGCTTCATCGCTGCGTCGAGAGGAGAGAAGAATCCGACGTCACCGAGGTGAACTGGGACTAGATTAACCTCTTCAGAAGGAATCATCTTTCTGAGGTCTCGGGTCAGTTTCTTGAACCGGGAATCTAGACCGTAGCCACCCATACAACGTGACGCTAGCTCCACAACTCGGTTGTGGAAGCTAAAAAAGTCAGCAGTCTCCTTGAGTTCACTCTTCAGGTAGACTGGTGTAACATCACGACCTCTGAACCAGTGACAGCCGCAGGATTCGAAGAAGTCACCACGGAAGAAGCTCTTTTCGTGGTTGACGACGAACCCCAAAAGCTTAGCCAGTTCAGCAAACTCGGTAGCGATTTCCTGAGGGAGTATCACATCGTCTCCATAAACAGAGACGTAGCGCACTCGATCAGGGGATCGACTCTCGCAAAGAACGAGAGCGAGAGCATAAAAGATCAGGCTCTCCAACTCGAAGGTAAACCCATTTCCCATTGACGAGAACTTCCGCCACGGGATCTGGACGCCCTCGAGGTTACCGAGTGGTGATCTGAATATGCACAAAGCGGCGAACCACTTCGGAGGCAACAGCAAACGAACGACCTCAAAGGCTATAGTATCACTAGCCATCGAGAAGTCAATCGTTGCCAGACCCTCGGAATACGCCAGCTGACTTAAACGCTGGTTTATCCGCTGATCATTCAGGTCACAACCTCGACTAAGCAGTCGCTTCCGGATCATCTCGCCAAGTCCTTTCTGGAACCAAAGGTTCCAGCCGGGCTCAACTGCGATGACACGGTCGTTCTTGCTATTCTTTGAGACGGTAGTTACGACGTTACCAGCCTGGATAAGAGGTGCTGTATCTTTGAGCACAATCTCCCACCAGGATGGGTAGGCATACTTGAGAGTATGCCACACGGCGTCGCGTACCTTTTGCGTCATACCAATCTCTTGTTGGTATTTATTAGGTTTCACAGAGGTAGGACCCTTTAGAAGGGTACTCACTCCGGGCCCCCAATCGCTGCTATCGTAAAG